CGGGTGGGGCGATAAAGCAGCGAAGCAGATTAGCGAGCAGCTGGTCAAGGGGCTGGTGACCGGTATCGGTTCGCGCAAGACGGCGCGCGAGATTTTGAAGGCGCTCGACCCGGCGCTTGGTATGCCGCTCAGTAAGGCGCTGACCATCGCGCGCACGGAGACGAACAGGGCATTCAGGTCCGCAACGCGCGAGACATACCGGCGCAACCCGCACGTGGTCAAGGGCTGGATATGGTATGCGAACATAGACGGCGAGCCAGAACCATGTTTAGCTTGTCTGGCGATGCATGGCACAAAGCACGATATGGACGAAACGCTGGACGACCATCCCAACGGGCGCTGCACGATGCTGGCAATCACGCCGTCATTCGAGGAGCTTGGCATTGAGGGCGTGGATGAACCTGATAGAACGGTTGAAACAGGCGAGGAGTGGTTTAACCGCCAGCCTGAGGAGCGCCAGCGCGAGATGATGGGCGAACAGCGGTATGAGCTCTGGAAGCAGGGCAATCTCGACTTTGAGGATATGGCTACAACGCACCATTCGGATGAGTGGGGCGACAGCATAGGCGTAAGACCGATATAACAGGAGTAAATAATGACCGACAACCAGCCCGAGACGGGCACAAGCGCGGGCGCGATGCCCCCTGAACCGGCCAGCCAGCCGGCAGTACAGCCAACCGGCGAGACGCCGGAAGCGCTGCGCGAGCAATTGGCGAAAATGCAGGCTGCGCTCAAGGAAGCCAACAAGGAAGCCGCCGCGAGACGCAAGCGGCTAGAGGAGTTGGAAGCCGCAGAGCAGCAGCGCCAGGAGGCCAGCAAAACCGCTGAACAGAAACTAGCCGAACAGCTCAAAAAGCTGGAAGCCGAACGCGATGCCGCGGAACAGCGCGCCAGACAAACGCTGATACGCGCCGAAGTAACAGCCGCTGCTTCGCGGATGCAGTTCCGCGATCCGTCCGATGTGCTGAGACTGATTGATGCATCCGCGCTTGAGATAGGCGATGACGGCTCAATCAAGGGGTTGGATGAACAGCTGCAGGCATTGGCGAAAGCCAAGCCGTATCTGCTCGCAACGAGCATTGGTAGCTTATCACCGACCATGCCTGGACATGGACAGGCACAGGGAGAAACGGATGACGGACGGCGCGCGCGATTATTCGGCGGCGGAGAGTCGGCAATCGGCAGACGCGGCGGCATAGTATGGCCTCAAAAATAGTTTAGAGGAGTAGAATGACCACAGGTGTTTCCGATATCAGCTCTCTCAACAGCCAATACATTACGGCCCTGTATGAGGACGCGGTCTTTGTAGCCCGCGAACAAAACCTCATGACGCGGCTCGTACGTGTATTCAACGACCAGGCTGGCGACCAGACACGGTCGCTAAGCACCTATCCTTCCGTAACGCCGGTTGCGGTTGGCGAAACGGATGATTTCAGCGCTCCGACCGTGTTCGGCAAGACGAACCTGTCGACGCTGACGCCCGCCGAGTATATCTCGCAGGTGTTGCTAACCGACCGCCGCCTGGCAACCGACCCGCAGAATGCGCGTCAGGATGCTGCTCTCGAAATGGGGCAGGCGTTTGCCACACAAATCGACCAGGCGCTCCTGCAGGACTTTGCCAGCCTGACCGGCGGCACCGTCGGCGCGAGCGGCTCGACTATGACCTGGGCATACTTCTTTGCCGGCGTGTCGTATATGCGCGACCTCGCAATCCCGAAACCCTGGTACTGCGTGCTTGACCCGTGGCAGTGGCATGACCTTGGCGTTGCGGCCGCGGTGGCTTCAACCGTCACCAATGCGCCGCAATTCCAGGATGCAGTCATGCGCCAGTGGTATGTCGGAACCGTTGCAGGTGTGGATGTGTTCGTGAGCGGCAACGTGTACAAGAGCGGCAATGACGCATACGGGGCATTTTTCAACCCGAATGCGCTTGCGCTCGATATCCGGCGCGACCTCAGGCTGGAGCCTGAACGTGATGCCAGTAAACGTGCATGGGAGTTGAACATGACCGCTCTATATGCGCACGGTGTCTGGCGGCCTGCGTTTGGCGTACAGGTCATCAGCGATGCCGCGGCCGGCGGGTGATAGGAGGTAATGAACAATGTTCGGATATAGCAACGTAAAGACCATCACCGTCAACTTTGCCGACCCGACGGAAGACAACGTATTTCTGCTCGCTAAAATCTCGGACAGGCTGGCGCACGTCGAAATCCTGGAGGCGTGGGCGGTGATTGACACCACCGTCACCGCCGGCGACGGAACCGGTATTGCGCTGACCCTGCTGGATTATGGCACGGCAGGTACTGTGAACTCTGGCACGGTGTCAGCCGTACTGGGCGGAACGACCGTTACCTGGACGACTCAGGTGCCAAAGTCGTTCACCATCTCGGAGGGCACGTTCACGGGCGGGCACTATCTCGCGCTGAAATATGACGAGACAGGCAACATTGCACCGTTGAACCTGACCGTCAGCGTAAACTACGTGGAAGGCGCTTCGGCGTAAACCACGAACGCGGCTGGCTAGGCTTGCGGCGACTTCGCAAGCCGAAAAGGNNGCCAGCCGCGATGTGAGGGGCAACAGATGATATAGAAAGGGGGCAATGGGGGCAATGACATTGAGGATACTTTGGTTCAGCAACGCGCCGTGGTCGCAGACGGGTTATGGGATGCAAACCGCGCAGGCGTGGTGGCGCATCCAGAAACTGGGGCACAAGGTAGCCGCGATTGCCTGCAATTACGGCCATGAGGGTATGCCGATTGGTTTCGGCTGCAACAACGAAGAGACCGTTATCTGGGGGCGCGGGTTCAACGCGCACGGCGTGGATATTATCGGGGCACATGCTGCAAACTCAAAGGCCGATATCGTCATTACGCTGTACGATACCTGGGTGTTCAATCCCAGCGTTATGCAGCAGTTCAAATGGTGCCCATGGCTGCCTGTCGACCACGACCCGTGCCCGCCGGCTGTGAAGCAGGTGCTGCAAGCGGCCTATCGACCAATAGCCTTCAGCAAGTTTGGAGAGGAGAAGCTGCGCGAGGCCGGGCTGGACCCGCTGTATGTTCCGCACGGGATAGAGACATCCATTTTTAAGCCCGGCAACAAGGCGGAAGCGCGCGAAAAGCTGGGATTATCGAAATATGAGTTCCTGGCAGTCATGGTAGCGGCCAACAAGGGGCAGCCTAGCCGCAAGTCATTCAATGAGGTATTCGCCGCCTGGACTGCATTCGTCAAAGAGCATGACAATGCGCTGCTGTACTGCCATAGCAATCCAGGCACAGAAAATCAAGGGGAGAACCTTGAAGGGCTGGCAAAGGCGCACGGGATCCCGCAGGACAACCTACGATTTGCCGACCCGTACAGGCTGCTCATGGGTTATCCGCAGGAATGGCTGGCGCGGCTGTATCAGGCGGCTGATGTACTGGTGTCTCCCAGCATGGGCGAGGGGTTCGGCGTTCCGATTGTCGAAGCGCAGGCCTGTGGCTGTCCCGTGATAGTTGGCAATTGGACGAGCATGCCGGAGCTGTGCTTCGGTGGATGGACCGTTACTGGTCAGCCGAAAATGACGCCACTGCTGGCCGCACAGTGGATACCGTCCATCAACAGCATCGCGGAGGCATTGCGTGAAGCCTATAAGAATAAGGATAACGAGAAGCTGCGGCGCAAGGCGTTAAACGGCGCGATTATGTATGACGCCGATACGGTAGCGCGCAATTTCTGGAAGCCGGCGCTGGCGCAGATTGAGGAAGACCTGAAGCCGAAAGAGTTTGCTGTAAAGGGGCTGGTCTTCGAGGATAACGCAGCGTGATAATTCAACTGTTCAACCCGCCGCAGTTTTACTTTAACGGTTTACAGTACAGGATGAATCCGCCGCTTGGGCTGCCGATACTCTCCGCCGTGTTGCGCGAGGCAGGGCACGAAGCGAGTGTTACCGACCTTGAAGCGCTGGGGGTGACGCCTGATGCATTCGGAAGGGCGATTGAAAATCAACGCGGAAACTGGCCGGACGTCATCGGTTTTACCTGCCTGACGCATAACAGGCGTGGAGTGATGGACTGCATCAAAGCGGCGCGCTCTAAGGGATACTACGGATACATCATCGTGGGCGGCCCGCACATGAGCATCGCTGCTGCTGAACCTATCGAGTGGGGCGCTGACTGTGCTGTAGTGGGCGAATGCGAGGGCAATATTGCGGAGATTGTAAAACAACAGCCGAGCGGTGTGGTAACTGGCAAGCGTGAGGATATGCCGCTGATACCCGCGCCAGACTGGGAGCATCACACGCCCAGGCCGCGCAACTACCGGGGCAACGAACCGCATATCGCCAGCCCGGAAGGGATAGCGATGTGGAGCAGGGGCTGCCCGCATAACTGCACGTTCTGCGGAAATCCGGTATTCGGGCATACGCGCATCCGCTATGCTCCGGTGGTGAATATATACCACGACATGGCGGCGCTGAAGGAGCAGGGTTGCCGCGCGGTGTTCGTCTATGATGATGAACTGGTTGGGCTGAACAGCGAACAGTCCGCGTGGCTGGCAGAAGTGTGCCGCGAGATAGCGCCGCTCGGTCTGGTGTGGAAGGCGCAGGGGCGGTGCAATGAGAAGACGCCGCCTGAATTGTATAAGGCGATGTATGACGCGGGGTGCCGCGTGATGATGTGGGGCGTGGAGAGCTTTTGCCAGCCGGTGCTGGACGCGATGCGCAAGGGGACGACCGAGGCGGACATTTGGGCGACGCTGCGCGCCGCGCGTAAGGCCGGGATAGCGAACTGGCTGTTTTTGATGGTCGGCAATTACACTGAAACAAAGGCGGAATTACAATATACCGAAGCGCGGCTGATTGAGGCGGCCCGCGAGGGGCTGGTGCAGTACAGGCAGGTCACCGTGTGCACGCCAGTCAGGGGCACGCCACTGTATGAGAAAGCCAGGAGCGAGGGGTGGCTGGTTGAGCCGCCCGACGCAGGGGCGCAGATGAATCA